TTCGGTTTCCTTACTGGAATAAAAGATTGGGTAATGGGTGGACTAAAGAACATTGGCATACCTCCTTTCAAATTCACTATACCTTTTGTAGGTAAAGAGATTGAGTTTGATGGTTGGTTTCCTTTCAAGGGAGAAGAAGGAGGAGCATCGGCAACTGGTGGAGGCGATAATGGTGAAGCCATGGACGTTGATGTTGGTGCTGATTTAACCGAAGGCGAGATAAGCAAATACAAACAAGAAGTAGCCGCACAGCAAGAAGCTGGTGGTGAAGTTATGGCAGTTAAATTACCTGCCGACTTTGCAGAACCTAAATTGCAAGGTAAGAAAGCCGTTGTAACTGGTACGACATTTAGAGGTGGTTATAAAATGATCACCGAAGATGGCAAGAAAGTTAGAATTAGTCCTACACTAAGAAAAGAAGTTGATTCTATTCTTGAAGGTGGTGAGGAAGTAGGTGGCGAACTACAACAAGGTGATCCAGGAACAGCTGATGGAATTAATGCAGCTACAACTGCTGCTAATCAAGCTGCTGATAATGCTAAAGGGGGCGGGGGTTCAAGTATGAGTTCTACTAGTGTAGTAAACAGTCCTACAAACTCATCACAAACAACAAGTATCTATTACGGGGATAATGATAATAGTTTGGGCAGCAGAGCTGCTGTCGTACTGCCCGGATAAATTAGTCTTCTGCTAATTTTTTAAAGAAATCCAAAGACTCATCGTCATCAGAAGCTAGCTCTGGTTGAGCAGCAGCTGGTGCTGATGGAATCTCTGCAGGTGGTTCAGCATCAAAGTTGCTTTCAGCAGTTGTGCTTGGAGCAGCTCCATCTAAACCTAATACTCTATTGAGTTTAGTTTGTAACTCTTCATAAGTTTTGAAGTTAGAAGGGTCAATAAACTCTTGTAGTTTGTATTCTGATTTCCATGTAGACTCTAAGTTTTCATCCTCATCAAACAATGGTGCAGGAATATCCAACTCAGACTTGTCGTAGTTTCTATAACCTTCGACGTTTCTGATTTTCAATTTAAAGTCAGCTCCTTCCCATAAGTCAAATGGGTTGACTGGTTTCTCATCTTCAAATTGAGGATTCATAGCTTCATTTAGTTTATCAAAGATTTTCTTACCATACTTGTAAAGGAATACTTTTCCTTCGTTTTCTGGATTAGCTGGATCTTTAACAACATAGATGTTAGAAATAAACGATAAACGTCTTTTCTGTTTTCTAGCTTTTCCTTTGTTAGCCTCAATACCTGAGTTCCATAACATTGAGTTATATTCAGATACTGGATCTTTTTGACCTAATGTAGTCAATGAGTTTTCAATAAACCATCCGCCTGGTCCTTGGAATCCATGATCCCAGATTCTTACGAATGGAACATCCTCACCTTCTGGTTCTGGTAAGAACCTAATCACAGCATATCCGTTACCTGCTTTGTCGACTTCTGGTTTCCAGAAACGCTCGTCAGGTCCAGGTCCGCTAGACTTCTGGTTGAGTTTGTTTAATGATTGAGTTAGCTTGTCAAAGCCCTCGGTACGATTGCGCTTAAGCGCTTGAAATGAATCAGACATAGTATTTCTCCTGTATGCGGTATATCGCGTTGTATGTCGTTATATTACGTTTTATTAAATGTAGAAAGAATAATCTCTCTATACTTATTTATGTCAACATTGAGGAAGGGTGAGAACTTTTCAGCTTTCATTTTAATGGTTGGCCACATAATGTCTCCTTCCAATTCCTTATCCCAATAGTTGAATATATTAACACATCTATTAATTAAAGTCAACGTTTCTATGCAAATATCTTTTCGCATGTATAACCTTAACAGATAGGGGTGTTCGTTTTTAGGAACAACAATGTTTTCATTGAAGTCCTCTTTCATTTTACCTAGGTCGCTTTTAAATGTATATGATAGAGCTTGTTGTCTCTTTTTGTATTCCATATACACTTCATTAGCTTTATCATCTCTGATATCACCTACATAAAAATCATCATTGTCTATAAAGTTAGCAATAAGAAACTCTACCGGATCTTTCATCTTGCTTAG